TCGTATCTCTTGACCCTCTTGATTGCTAGGTCTTGCTCGTACTCTGCAGCGGTTGGCCCGTAGGTTCGTTTGGCTGCGTCGTTTCGATGTAACAGTTATGGCATTATTCGAATAACTAAGTAAACCCATAATCGGTATTATATCCAAATAAGATAGAGAAATAAGATATAAGCCATATAAATAAGGGATATTATTAGAGATATATCTAGAGATATCCCTAGTATCCATCCAGATATGGATATCAGGGGGTATGTATATCGGTATTCATAGGGGGCATGTATTCATAGGGGGGGGGTATGTATTCGGATATCTGTATGCATTCCCTCTTAGTGAGGGATTAAGCAAAGGCACCACCAGCACCACCACCAGCACCACCAGCAAAGGAGATAGAGCCGAACGCAAGGAGGAACGCGCATGATGCGTGCTATCCATTCGCGTGCGCCCGCGTGATCTATCTCAACGCGCGCGAAGGGGGCATGGGGGAAACTGGGGTCGCGTAGTTGATAGATGCCCCCTCGCAATTCTATATCATATTTTTATGATTCAATACTAAGTGTATTACTAAGAGGCTCTTAGAGGCTCTCTGATGGCCACTACAGGGGATACAGACCCTGCATAGCCTAATGGGCTACACAGGGCTCTAAAGCGGCTTACAGAGGCTGTCAGGGCCACATCACATCTTATCTAGGACAGCCAACGAGATACGTCACCTGCCTTTCTGTTAAACGTAAGCCTTCTGATCGCGGCTGATAAAGATACGGCTACTGTGGATGTTACAAGTACCGCCACCGCGCAGAGTGAGCGTGAAGGAACCACCATTCGTAAACATAGAAGAAGAAGCGACTACAGGGAAAGCAGCACTAGCTAGGACAGCAGTACCACCCTTTAGAAGAGAGAATGTGCGCTGGATGACAACATCACTCCCGCCGCCGTCGTCATGTAGTTCTAATTCAATGTATTTGTCATTACCCACGTAACCTTCTGCGATAAAATCAATACGCAATGTATAGACGTCATCTAAACCAATGGGAATGACCTTATTAGTGCTTGTATTCCACATAGAAACTGTGGCATCAGATGGGTTCTTTTCATTAGAAAGAAGACCTCCGTTGATAATCCACGGAGAGGCTACATCAACAGTGAGTACCTGAGACGGGGATGCGTTAGTAACGCGGGAGTCCGCGAACTCAGCACAACCGTGTACCCGGATGAACTCCCCACCCCCGGCTCCATCAGAGACCCATTGGCCCCCTGCAACAGTGGAAGCGGTACTAGCGGCCTCTACGACCTGAGTACGTGCTGTGTTGAGCGCTACAGCGGCTGTGAGGACTGCATCAGCGGCTACGAGGTCCGTGAAGTTCGCGTCTAACTCAGCGTGAGTAAGAGCGGAGCCTTTTACAAGGCGTTTTGTGATAGCCATTCTAGGCTCCTTTTCTATTTACCGCAAGCAGCACGGAAGCGTTCAGAGAACACATCCACCTCTTGTAGTGTTAAGTCTGTGTCGGATTGACTCACTGTCGGTAACTCTAGGTCACAGACTACATCAATCGCGGAGTTGGTTGTTGTCGCGCAGGCGCTTAATAGCAGCACCGCGATCAGCGGATACCTGTACTTCATTGACTCTCTCCTGTGCTTTGATGTAGCCCTTGAGGTTCTTTACCTCAGTGGTCTTCTTATTAGAGCGATTTCCAGCGGTGAATACAGCGAGGATAGCAACTACAGCAGCCCCGAACGCACTAAACACACGTCCGAGCTTGCTTGTGAGGAGCCACATCACTTCAGAATCTGTTTTGCGTAGGCATCTACGCCGAAAGCAGCGGCACCGAATAGGAATACAGGGGTTGTAAGGAACTCACCGATCTGTATCGCGGATTCCACCCAAATACCGGCCAGAAAGAAGCTACCGAGGGCTAAGAATAGCGCAGTAGCGGCCTCACGTTTATATGTTTTAGGATTCATGACAGAAATACCTTTCGTTCAGCCGCACGACGGCGTACTAAGCCCTTAATTACATTACCACCCGCCTTATTCCAGCGAGGGAACTCATCAGCAGCGCCCTTGTAGTCACCGGCATTTAGTTTACGGAGTAATGTAGAGGTACGGAGTGCAGTTGCACCGCAGTTAAAGACGAAGGAGTTCATAGCAGCGCGTTGGCCCTGAGTAAGCGGAACCTGCACGCAACGCTCTACTGCGGTAAGCACCCACTTCACATCAGCTACTAGGAAGGCATCTGCCTCAGCCTGAGTGCATGTATCGCCTTGCTTAACGCCCTTGGTGTGGCCGTACCCGATAGTCCACACTTTAGCACTACATAAGTAGGCTTTTAGGCGGAGTCCTTCGAACTCTTTGATGAGTCCTAGTCCATGTACCTCTGAGAGCCTCTCAGCGGCCTCCTGTGGGGGCACCACAGCCTCTGAGGTAGGGATGGTAGGCTTTGCCTTCAGAAAGGCTGTGAGCAGCCCTAGAATGATCTTAATGATCTTATCCATTTTGAACCTTGAATCCTTCTTGCATCTTAGCAACGCGTGCGTCATGAGCTTCGATCTCAGATGTGAACTGCTCTACAGCAGCACGCTTGCCCTTAATGATGTTACCTGCGTCGGATAGTGCCTGCGCTTGAGCGGCCCTGAGCTTCGCGGCCTTAGCAGCGACAGCGCGTTGTAGCTCTAGTACGTTACCCTCGTGGCGGTCCACGGCGTATTCTTTGAACTTGTCGAGCAGATCAAGGAAGCATTCTAGCTTCTCTGCATCTGCCATGATCCGACCTACGGAGCGGGCTGCTTCGCGGCGGAAATTAGCTGTGAAACCCCCGATGTCCTGTGGCAAGACTAGCTTGCTCTCATTCGTGATCTTAACACGAACAGGAGTTGGAGTTGATTTGGCTTTAACAGTAGTTGACTTATTTGTCATGGGTCTGTCCTATGATTACCAGCGGCGTTTCAGTGCCGCTATTGATGAGGTGTGATTAGTTGGATAGCGATTAGCCATCCCCATATTAGCAAGTGATCGGCCATTACCCAGTGGGTTAGCCATCATTTCCTCGTATGCTTTGCGTTGTGCTTGGTACTTAGCTTGCTCGTCGTCTTGGCTGAGGTCTTGGACCCAGTTACGGACGGAGCCTGCTAGAGCGTCGATTCTATCGTCATGGAAGAGACTACCACGATCTCGCGTGATCTTCTCCATCTGAGAGAACAGGCTATACGAAGCACGGCGTTCTGCCGGATACTTCTGTACGGATGCCCAGTCTTTCTCGATTAGCTCTTCGTCAACTATGAAACGTCCAGAACCGATAACTGGTTCTAGAGTGTCGATGATCCTGAGTTCTTTCTGACCGCTCTCCCATACATCTTCGATCTCGCACTGATGCTTACGAAAGAGTAGGGGTTGCCATACGTTAGATAAAGCGCCGTTACCGTAGTTCTTCTCAATAGAGATACGTTCTGGCTTCCACTTAGTTGCAACCTGCGTTAGCATGTCGAGATTCTCGTCTCCGATACCGCCCGGTACACCACCGATGTCCACTAGGAACACACGACCAGCACTGAACTTAGTTACAGCGTAAGCGGTTTCATCACCGTTCTGTCCCCCACCTGCGGGGTCAACGTACATATGTGTACCTTGGAATGCACCGAACTCATTAGAGAATCCTGCTGCACGATAGAACTTAGCATTAACTGGGTAGTCGGATGCGGTTAGAATCAGGTTAGCCGGAGCTGCCTGATGGAAGACTTGAATAGGCACGTTACCTGTAGGCACCTGCATGAAGGTCATCTTACTGAGCTTCAGAGGGAACCTGTCGGCATCTGACAACCGTGTATCCAGCATGTGCTGAAGTTGGAAGTAAGCTGCGCCTTGGTCGATCTCTTTCTTAACGAGGATATCTTCGCCTAGAATGACAGTATCTGTGGGCTTACCACGAGTACCGTCCATACCCCCGCCTCCTCTGAGGGAGGGGTCGGCTTCAAGAGCCGCACGGATCATTGGTGCTAGATGAAGACCGTAGTTGTCGATCTCTTCTACAGTAGGGTAACGCCCCGGCCAGATACGGATATCAAAGCCACGTCCCGGCAGGGAGTTGTAGATCGAATCTACTGACTGCGGTGTACCTAGATAGATGATATCGCCTTTAGAGTTAATGGACGTGAAGTCACGGCTGAGGTGAATCAAGCGCTCACGCATCTCTGCTGTAGCTGAGTTCTTCTGGGACTCGATGTCATCCGCGATGAGAACGTCTGCACGTTTACCCTGCATGTTACCTGTGATACCCATACAGGCCACAGACGGGGACTTCTCAGCGCCCTTGAGCGCGTAGTGCACGTCGAATGCCTCTACGGATGCACGGTCTCCTGCTGCCCTGTCTGGGCGTAGGCAAGATAGTTCTTCCATACCGTTGATGATCTGGATGATCCAGTTACTGATCTCCTTAGCCATCTTGTCACCAGACGAGACGATTAGGGTACGAGTAGTGGGGTCGTTAATCAAGCGCCATACAGCGTAGGCGGCTGTGACCGTAGTCTTAGCCTGTCCACGCTGCGCTTGGATCATACGGTACTGATTACCGTGCTGTAGGTAGTCTGCCATGTCGATCTGATTGGGAGTACAAGAGAAGCCCATCAGACCTGTGATGACGTCATACAAGAACTCATTGAACTCAGGGTATGCGTCCTGCAACAGTCGTAGCTGTTTCCAGCGTTCTGTTGGTGTGAGGTCCAGATGGTTATCCATCGTTCACGAGCGGTAGTGTAGTTACAGTAGCTAGGTTAGGACGGTTGCGCTTCTTAGACGCAAGACGCTCTTCCATAGCACTCAACTCATCTAGCTGCTCAGACTCAATAGTGATAGAGTTATCCTTGAGGAACTTAGATACTGCCCCAAGCATAGCTGGGTTAGAAAGATCAGGATCGTTCTCGTATCCTTCTAGCACTTTAGAAAAGAGCGCGGTTAGCTGATTGTGCAGCTTGCCCATTGCGGGTTCGGTTGATGCTCCTTTAGCCATATCGGCCTCCTTATTGGGGTAAGATGTATTTGATGGACATACCGATAGTAGCTAGTATTGTAGGCACTGTTAAGGCGATGCCCGTTAGTTTCCATTGGAAAGCCTCTACTGTCGTCAACTTAGTCTGTATTTTATCAATGCGTAGGTCTTGTTTGTCTTGTCGCACTAGGATGTGTTT